AGGGCTCTCGACAGATAAACTTGTTGCTATTTACCGTCAGTTGACCGAGATATGACCAAAATTCTCGGTCTCGACATGCGTAATTTTTGGTCGGTCGGCAACGCCACACAGGCTATCCGTCTGGACGCCGACTTTCTGACGCTGGTGCTTGGCAACAACGGACACGGCAAAACCGCCATGCTACAGGCGCTGTCCTACGGGATTTATGGAGAGCCGTTAACCAAAATCAACCTCGACAACCTGATTAACAATATCAACCTGAAAAACATGCTCGTTGGTGTTGATCTGGAACGCGACGGCATGCGCTACCGCATCGAACGTGGACGTAAGCCGAACGTGCTGCATATGTTGGTCTTTGATGCCAACGGCGTCCCCACAGATGCCGCCCTGGGCGAAAACCGCCATACCCAAACCGAGATTAACGCCATCATCGGTATGAGCCATACGCTATTCCAGCATATCGTCGCGCTCAGTACCTATACTGACCCGTTCCTTAAAATGAAGCCGGCACAGCAACGTGAAGTGATTGAGGAATTGCTTGGTATCATGACGCTGTCGCAGCGCGACGAAGCGCTGAAGAAAATGATTTCAGATATCAAGGAACAAACGCGTGCCGAGGACGCTTCCCTCAAGGCGACCACCGAAGCCAACGGGCGCATCGAAGTTGCCATCCAGCGTGCTTCAGCGGAGCGTGACGCGTGGCTCATAGCCCATAACATCGCTGTCAGTCGGATAACAGCACAGGTAACGGAATGGTCCGGTATTGATTTTGCTGCTGAAATTGCCGCCTTTGACACGCTTGATGCCTGGATCGAACAGGAAAGACAGTTGCTTGGCGCGGCGGAAGGGGAGGGAAAGGAAACCGACCTTTTGCGTCGTGAGCTTGCCAAGATTGTGTCAGAGCAAACCCGTCTTAAAATGGATGCTGGCTCGTCAGATGACCAAATACGGCGTCTGGAGGGCGAGGCAGCCCGCTATCTGAAGGACGCCAGCAGCCCTGCCACCGACCATCAGGCAGCCCGTCTGGAGGCTGAGGCAAGGCGGTTTGATGAACAGGCGGTGTCCAGCATTGACAACCAACTGGCTCGGATGCTGTCTGACGCCAAACGCAAAAGTCAGGAAGCTGAACAGAGAATGGCTTCCACCAAAACCAAAGCTGCCGAGATGGCATTCCTGCAAACGGAGATGACCAAAACCGATCATACCTGCTCGACATGCGGACAGGGACTTAATGGCACTGATCACCTTGCCAAGGTTGTGGCAAAGCTGGCGGAGAAAGTTGCTGACCTTGAGGCGGCAAGTGTTCATGACGTTGCCATCGCCGAAAAACTGCAGGCCGAAGCCGGGGAAATTGAGACGGAGACGGGCAGGCTGGCTGCTGAACACAAGACCGCTCAGGAAGGCTGGCGCAACAAAGCTGTGCAGATACGTGCCGAAATCGGGCAGGTGGTGGCACAGTATGCCGTTCGACAGGAAGAATGGCGGTCCAAGGCTGCCGCCATTGAGGGCGAGATTGCCAGGGCACGGAAACATCTGGCAAAGCGGCAGGCGGAAGTGGAGCAGACGATTGCCCAGTTGGACGATGACCGTGCCATGCTCGGCGTTGCCATCAGTGAGCGGGAAGCCGTTGAACGGGATATCATCAAATCCATTCAGAATCTCGGTCCCAAGCCGACTGTCCGGTTTAATGTCCGTGAAGAGGTATGGCGTTTGCGTCAGAGCATGGAAACGGCAATGCGTGACCTTGAGCATGAGATGGCGAAAGAAAATCCTCAGAACGCCAACATTGCGTCATTGCGGAGCGCCATCGTTGAAATTGATTATACCGTTCTAACCGAACTTCAGGACCAGCTTAAGCACATGGATTTTATCCACAAGTTGCTGTCCGGCAAGGAAAGCTTCATTCGGAAGAAGATTATTGACACCAATTTGCTGGACCTTAACCGGCGGCTCAATCATTATCTTGAAGCGTTGATGCTCCCGCACGAGGTCACGTTCATGCCGGATTTGTCGGTGGAAATCACACGGCTTGGACGCGGGCTTGATTTTAATCAGTTATCCCGTGGCGAAATGAACCGGGTGACCCTTGCCACATCATGGGCATTCCGTGATGTCTGGGAAAAACTGAATACGACGGTCAATCTGATGTTCATTGACGAACTGGCTGACGCTGGCATGGATGACAATGGCGCCGAATTGACGTTTGGCGTTTTGAACCGGATGGGGCGTGAGCGATCGAAAAATGTTTTTTTGATTTCCCATAAGGAATGCCTCATTGGTATTGCCGATAACTTACTGAAAGTTCATATGGAAAATCAATTCAGCAGGTTTGAGGCTAACGCGAAGAGTTAGCGGAAATCTCTTGCCAAAGCCTCTGTTTTGTGTTCTTCTCCGTAGGTAGCAGGAGAGAGGGTAAAATCATGAGCCAAAACAATAAGTCAGCCTCCGAACCGCCAGTCGAAGCTGAACTGGTGGATGTAGCGGCGGAAGAGCCTGTGGCAAAGTCGGTCAATGCTGAGGTGTTTGCCGCTGTGGAGGCAATCCGTGAGGAAGTTGGCACGCTTGCCCGTGACCAGCGAAATAGTTTCGGCAACTTCAATTTCGCCAGCATCGACCAATTCTATCAAAAGGTTGTGCCGATTGCCGCGAAACATGGCATCCAGTGGATTGCCCATAACTGCAATCCGCGCCCGATTGAAATCACTGGGGGGAAGAACGCGGACGGCGACAAGGCGATGCTGCTCACGGACGTTTCGGTTGACCTTCGCTATCGCGATGGAACGGTTATCCGTGGCTACATGACGTTCACGCTGATTCACCAAATTATCGGTGCACAGACGAGCCTGTCGGTCATCTCTTATGCTGACAAGGCGTTCATGCGCTCCGCGTTCAAAATTCCGACTGAAGAGGCGGATCAGGATGCCCTTGACAACAGTCGGTTTCAGCAAACACGTGGCAAGTACCTGAAGGCGCCGGCAAACGCAACACGGTATGCAAACGCCACACGTCCAGCGCTTCCGTCTGACTATTGCGAGAATTTGGCGCCGCCATCAGACCAAGAGCATGGGTTTGAGCCTGACGTGGACCGGGCTAACCGGATGGTGGCTGAGGGTGCACAGGCGCAGAAAGTCAAGTTCAACAACTTCGAGATGAACATCTGCAAGCGTATGCGCGCATCGGTGACGGTCGGCAAGCTCGAAGAAATCTGGGCAACGAACCAGCGCGCGTTGGGACATATCAAGACAGCGGACAAGGAACGGTACGACCGTATCGTTGCCGCTTTCGCTGCGCACAAAAACATTCTGCTGAATCGGGCGAAGGCAAAGGATGCGGCGGTCATCAAGGAGCCCAACGGCAACAATGGACATGGCGGTCCACAGCCGGCGCCCTGGCAATAAGCTAGGGCGTTCTTGCCGTCATCGTCGCCGCAAGAATTGCGGCACGGTTGTCCTGAAAGAATGTTTTCAGGTCCGTAATGATAAAATCACCGTATAATCCACGATACACGCAATGATTGCTATAAGCAATAACCATGCCATGTGATTTTGGGATGGCTACAAAAAGTCCGACACGTGTGACTTTAAAACATACCAGCCAGCAATCACCGGGATCAACCACGTCAAGGGTCTGTTTAATCCATTCATCAAGCTGCGGACATGACCCCGGCGATATAAGTTGATGAAATAAGAATTTTGAGAAATTTTTCATTTCAATCACGAGGCGTAGCATATGGTCAGGCGGAACAATATCTCCCTTGCGGCTTTGAATTTGCCCCACTGACATTACTGTTTTCCGCCGAGCGTTCTGCCCTCCGATGAAGGCGCCTGATTGCGGAGACCTCAGGAATTTGCCTTCAAATATATCGCCGAGAATTTTGCATAATTCGCGTTCACCAACTCCGCCTTTGCGGGATGATTTACTGCCTGCCATACATAACCGTCCATATTTAAATGTCCGACTATTTATATATTATTGTTAACTAGGCTTAATCTGTCACGACGAAAGATCATCCACCGACACAATGTCCAGCCGACGCTTGATGTGTTCGATGTCGCCGGAAATGCGATCAGTGCGGCGTGATATGCTGGAGTACTGCGCCTCCAATAAGCCCAGCCGTTCTTTGACCTCGGACATGTCAACCTTCAGCCCGGCAAGGTCCCCACGAATGGCACGCAGGTGCTCAAGAACAAGATTATCGCTCATTCGGACTTCATAACCAGCCAAAACGCACGTGTCAAGCCTTTTTCAGATCATCGGCAGACCGGTTTTCTCCACAACTTTAATCCGTTCTTCGATAAACTTGCTAATAATTTCGCGTTCCTCATGACATAGCGACCATGCCTCATCACGGGATATCGAACCACGCATATGCCACATAATGCTCGTTATGACCTTCTGTATCGACTTGCGTTCATGTCCGTATTCAGCGATAATTTTCACGAACCCTTCATGCGTCCTTACTCCGAGGAGTTGTCGTCGAAAAAACTTGCGGGGTCGAACTCCACCTGTGTCTTCCATTCATGGTTGCATTCAACGTTCTGACATTTCGCATGAATCGTCTTGTCAATCCCCTTGTCGTTAATCTGGTTTAGTTTTTTCTCAATTTTGTTAATCCATGACTTCTTTGTGTTGAACAGAAAGCCGCCAATTTGTGCAGCGTCCGTAACTTCAGCACCAGGAACCACAACTTTGATAATGCAGTCAGCAAGCATCTCAAGATTGAGCTTGGCAAGCCGCTCAATGGTCCGATTGATTTCGGTCTTGCGCCTTGGGTCTTCGGTGCCGTTTTCGTTCTCAAACGTCTGAAGCCGCCTAGCTTCCTCATAGGATGCCAAGGCAACACTTGTCGCGTTGTATAGGTTATAAGGACGCAAATATATCACCACCTCATCCGATAGCCTTACCGGGTTTTCCGGGTCCACCATGGTCATCGTGGCAAGCAATGCCGGAAGATGACAGGTAAATTCATTGTCCGTTCCACATTTCGGACAAGACGCGGTCAACAGCATGTTTTCGCCATTGGTCGCTGCCCGAATCGCCAACAGGAAAACATCCAAATCAGGCAGACTGACCAATTTTGGTGCCTTCAGGGCAGGAACACACGACTCAAGCAGTTTTTCAATGGCATAACCTGACATCAATGCATCAGGACTCTTGAGCATGATTTCGTCCATCGCCCGCATCGGCAACACCGGAATATCCTTCGCCATAGTCTGCTCCAACGTTCCCGGCGGCATGAATGCGCCACGGGTTGGCAAACAGACATGCAAGCCAGGAGACCGGTAGAAATTCAACAACGGATTGCCTGTGGGCGCCAATGCTCCGACCGCCTTGCGGGATGCCGCAGTTGCGGCAAACAAAGCGTCTTCGTCAAAGTCATCGTTCAACGGTTTGGACATCTAAGAAATACCTTTCGGGGGATAATGGTAGTATTTATCTGCGAGTTATATCGGACTATTATTTTCGGCTAAATATTGCTATAACCTTCGCGTGGTAAATTTTCCCAAATGGAACAACACGAAATAGACTCACTTGTTGCGGCAATCTCCAGAAACAACAAGGAGTTGTTTGTCGGCTTTGGGAAGATCATGGGTGCCTCGAAAAATGACGCCAAACACCCTGCTGGCAATAAGTACGCAGCCGATAAAATAATCGCCGACCTCTATAGATCTGGTGACAAGGAATCGAAAAAACACAAAACGCGTGTCGGCGCCAGTATAGCGAAGTTTGATGCCCAAATTAATCATTATACCAACTCAATTAAACGCCTCAGTGGCGGTGTTGATGAGGTTATCCATGGTCTGAAGGGGTTTGTTGCCGGTCTTGCTGGCGGAGCCATGTTCGTCAGCCTGATCGAAGGCAGCATGCACCTTGCCAAGAGCTACCAAAAGATGACCGATATCGGTCAGACATTTGGCGGCTCGATGCTGGAAATGGCGCGCTCTGCCGGCGAAGCGGGATTGCCGCTGGACGAATTTGCCGCAATGCTGAAAAGAAACAGCACCGTAGCGGCGGTACTTGCTGACAGCAACACCCAAACCGGCAGGTCATTGGGTTCATTGCAAAAATCAGTTCGCGACAGTTTGCGCCCCATGGGTTTCTATGGGATGTCAATCGGACAACTCGCTGATTTGACCGGAGATTACGCTGAAACATTACGCCTCCAGAATTCGTCAACATTCCGCAATAAAGACGCGACATCCAAGAGCGTGGCACAATTTGCCAAAGACATCTCTGATTTTTCAGCGGTGACAGGCAAAAGCCGTGATGACATAGCGAAGGCAACGAATGCAGCATTGCAGGATGTATCCCTCGTCAACTCCCACCTCACGGACGCACAGACCAAAGCATTGACCACGGCGACTGCGTTCATGGCATCCATTCCCGGCGAAACCGGTGCCATGCTTGCCAAGGGGTTGGCACAGACTGTTGGGTTGGGACTGGTTTGGATGACCGATGTGGGCAAGGAACTTGCATCGGTTGGGGCAACCGGCATTATGAGTGCCATGCAGGATGCGGCTGACAAAATCAAAACCGGCAAATTCGATGCCAAAGACGAAGGCGAATACTACGACCGCATAAAGAAAGCCGCGAATGAAAACACTGATACGTTAAAAATTCTTGCGTCGCAAGGAAATGCCGGCGCCAAGCTGGTCCTTGAGATGGCTCAGCAAATGAATAGCATATCCAGAGAGGACTGGGTAAAAAAACAGGAATCAATGAAAGGGTTTACCGCGCTGATGTCCTCATTGGAAGAGGCACTAAGTACGGTAACCGGCGCGTTTAGGGAAGCCTTCTACGGAGCATTGCAAGGGGTTGAAGGCAGCGTTGGTAACATCGCCCCTGTCGTTGAGAAACTGAAACTGGTGGCAACAAGGTTGGGGGCCGCATTTGGAAGCCTCGTGGCATCTGCGTTCTCACCTAAAAATATAAAAGCTGCTGGCGATTTTATTGATAAGTTTATAGATAAATTGCCTGATGCCGCTACGGCTGTTAAAAACTTTCTTCAAGGCTTTATCGACTTTGCCACAGATGACCTACCGAGCATTGTGGATAATCTCAAGACCTTGGGTCATTGGATCGGTGTCACCGCCGATGTTATAGCAAAAATCGTTGATTTTATTCATGGTTTCTGGAGTGGTGTTATAACACCGGAAAAGGGTGAGGACGGTAAGGACAAACCCAACCATAAAGCGGATTTTCTGACCGGATTGACGGTCATAGCTGGAGGGCTTCTCGTGAAGTCCCTGATCGGTTCCCTGCTCGGTGCCGGAAAGTCGTTTCTTGGCAATTTGCTAGGGATGTCGGCGCGCAAGGTCAATATCAAAGCGCAAGTCGTAAATGTCAATGGGGGTAGCGGAGGCAGTGGTGGTGGTGGTGGTGAAGACGATAACAGACGGGAAACTCCTGAGGAAAAAGAGCGTAAGAAAAAACAGGAAGAAGAACGCCGTCGAACCGGCGGTCAACGTGAAGAAAAAGGACCAAGAAGAACAGGTCGCCAAAGAGTTGGTGATCATATTGGGCGAAACAAAGGAAAGTACGGCGCTGCACTTCTGGGCGTTGGCGGAATTGCTGCTTTGGTGGCTTCCAGTTCCTCCGCTCATGCAGCGGAAGTTCGAGACGAAGGCGAGTACTACGACCGCATAAAGAAAGACGTTAATGAACACGCAGATACGTTAAAAATTCTTGCGTCCCAAGGAGACGCTGACGCCAAGCTGACCCTTGAGATGGCTAGCCAAATGAATGGCATATCCAGAGAGGGCTGGGTAAAAAAACAGGGACTGGCAGATAAAGAAAAACGACCGGATGACGAAAAAGATGATAATGACCGGGACGATGATGACAACGGCGGCAATGCCGATGAGGGCGAGCCGGCACGTCCGGCTGGCGTCGGAGACGTTTTGGACAAGGTCGAGGATCTTGGTGGTCTCGTTATGGCAGGGGCTTCCGTATTTCCATTAGCCAAGGCTGCCACAACCGCCATCGTTGGAACAGTTAAAAAAGTCTCCGGAATGGGCACGGCTGCCAATGACGCCGCCGCCAAAACAGCGAATGCCGCTGATAAAACGGCTGAAATGGTTGATGCCACGAGTGCAAGGGTAGCTGGCGCTGCCGATGCAACAGCGAAAACCACAACGGAAGCTGTTGGCAGCGCTTCCGATATAGCCAAAGCAACAGCAAAGACTACAGCAGACGCCACTGGTAAGGCGGCTGAGATGGCTGACGCCACAAGTGCAAGAGTAGCTGGCGCTGCCGATGCAACAACGAAAACCACAACGGAAGCTGTTGGCAGCGCTTCCGATATAGCCAAAGCAACAGCAAAGACTACAACGGACGCCACCGGTAAGGCGGCTGAGATGGCTGACGCCACAAGTGCAAGGGTAGCTGGCGCTGCCGATGCAACACTGAAAACCGCAACGGATGCCACCGGCAAAACAGCGGAAATAGCGGGTAACGCGACCGATGCCAGTAAAGTCATAAAAGTGCCGGAGGCTGCTACATTGAAAGCGGCGCCGCTTGCCGAAGACGTTATCAAGGACGTGACACAAAAAGGAATCCTGAAAAGTGTTGCACGCGGCACCGCAGAAGCCGCTGCAAAAGCAGCCGCAAAAACCACAGCAAAGTTCATTCCTGGCGTCAATATAGCCATGTTGGCTGTATCCGCAAAGGAAAGATATTCCAGTGGTGATAAAGTCGGTGCATCAATAGACACAGCATCAGCGGCAATGGATGCTGCGGCAATAGCCTTGGCGGCGTCTGTCATTGGTGCACCAGCGGCACCGATCCTGGAAGGTCTAGCCGATGGTATGCAATTTCTAATGATGGGCTATGACGCACTTGGTTTTGGACAAGGCGGTGACAAAAAAGAAGATAAACCTACCGAAGCAACACCAGAACCTGCTCCGGAACCAGCCATTCCGGTAGATTACAAAAAACAGGAAGAGCAGCAGGCGGCATTCGATAAAGATCACGCCAATAAATTCGTTCCGGAAGAACGCGGTATTAATGAGCAATTGGCGGACCAAAGCAGCAATAAAGGTAACTTTATCGAATTGGCGAAACTTCATAACAAAAATCTTCGTGAAGTTCAGCAGAAACAACTTGATGCCGACTTGAGTTCAAATTCACCAACAGTGCGATTGCTGGCTGAAATCCTGGACTCTTTGAAACAGCAAACTGGCATTGCGGTGCAAACCGCCGCTCAAGCCGCTGACCAACAGGAAAAGAGCCTCCGCTTGCAGAAAGAAGCCAAAGACCTGATGTGATAACTTTCTTTTGACGAAAACAATTCTGGTTATGTCAGACCTTAATTTCGTTGAGGCTAAATACCATATAATTCTCAACAACGGGCTTTCATAAACCATGTCCTGGAAAAAGTATTTTCGCTCTGTCGCCCCAACATCATCATCTTCAAACCAGCTTTCGCCTTCAACTGACGGCGCAGCCATTGGCACAAACTCCAAATTTTCTTCATACCTTCCCGAAGTCTACGCCGGACATCCTCACCGTATCCAACGCTATTATCAATACGACGATATGGATAAAGATTCTGATATCAACGCCGCACTTGACACAATTGCGGATTTTGCCACACAAAGCGAAGAACAAAACGATACGCCATTTGAAATCGTTTATAACGGTGAAGCCAATGAAACGGAAATCAAGCTGCTGAAAGCCGCGATGGACAAATGGTGCAAACTAAACGATTTCCGCTCCAAACTATGGTTCATGTTCCGCAATACCATCAAAAATGGCGATTCCTTTTTCCTGCGCGATCCGGAAACCTTCGAATGGTTGTGGATTGACCACTTTATGGTCGAAATGGTGAAGGTCGATGAAACTGACGGCAAGGAACCGGACGAGTATATTATCCGTGGTCTCGACTATAATAAACAAGCCAAGTTCGGTAGCATCGCCGCCGACCCTTCCCAATACCGTATGCCACTTGGAGCCGCCAATATTGGCGGCTCCCGACCATCATCCTCCCCGGCATCCGGTCCAACCGTGTTTGCCCTTTCCGGCTCAACAGCGGACCAACGCCAGCGCCGGCAACTGTCGGGACAAAATGACCAGCTATACGTTGTCGATGCCAAAAGTGTCATTCACCTGTCGCTCAGCGTCGGCATGGATATCAATTGGCCGTTCGGACAAAGCATTCTGGAACCGATTTTCAAAACTTACAAACAGAAGGAATTGCTGGAAGACGCCATTATTATCTATCGCGTCAGTCGCGCACCGGAACGGCGTATTTTCTATATTGATACAGGGCTTATGCCACCAGCACGCGCCAAGGCTCATATTGAGCAAATGAAAAACGAAATTCATCAGCGACGTATCCCAAATCGGAGCGGCGGTGGAAGTTCTATCTTAGATGCAGCCTTTAACCCATTGAGTACAATGGATGATTACTTTTTTTCGGTTGGATGTTTCCGGCTTAATACGGGCGTGCCTCTCTTGGACGGCAGAACATTGACATTTGCTGAGATCATTAATGAATTTAACATCGGTAAGGTCAATTACGTTTACTCGATGAACAAAAACACCCACGAATTTGAGCCAGGAAAAATCACTTGGGCAGGCTTGACGCGAAAGAATGCGGAGATGGTGCGGGTGACGTTGGACAACGGCGAGTATGCAGACTGCACCCCAGATCATCGCTTCATCACCCGCAATGGGTGTGAAGTGCACGCGGAAGACTTGCAGCCCGGAGACTCATTGATGCCACTTTACCGCTTCGCATCGTTTACCGGCAAGAAGCAGAAAACGGCAAAATGTGAACGATATCTTTCCAACGCTACCGGTAAGCGCAAGTTTACCCATCTTGCCGTATGCCCGAAGCCGCCAGGGAGAGATTTTGTTGTTCATCATATCGACTTTAATGAGCAGAACAACAGCCCAAATAATCTTGTTGTGATGTCCTGGAAGGATCATGCGCGTTTGTCAAAGGCGTTGCAGGACGCGATTACCAGTGACGTTGAAAAGCACGCGGATTCGCTTCGTAATTTGAACAACGCGAGGGTAATGACATTTACCCCCGACATGTTTGCGAGGCTCGTCCATTTCTACAGCCGTGGGTTCCAAACCTTCAACGAAATTGGCTCGGTCTTGTCTGACGATGAGACTTTTCGGAATTTATTTTCTGCCGCGAACGCGAATACAAAAATGAATGAGGGAAGTGGGGAGAAGCTTAGCAGGCTTATGTTGTCCCGCATCGTTCAACAAGGGGGTTATAATAGCTGGCGAGACTTTCGTGCCAGTTCCACAAATAATCATAAGGTCGTATCCGTTGAACGGCTTGTTGAGCGTGAGGATACCGCCGACATTACCGTTGAAAGTGCATCCGATAGTCACATCTTTGCGCTTTCGATAGGGGTCTATGTCCATAACTCTGAAGGAAGGGGTTCCCGAGTCGAAACACTGCCGGGCGGGGAGTGCTTTGCGCTTGATACCAGGATTGTCCTGCTTGATGGCCGGTCGCTTCCGCTACAGGAAATTATTGCCGAATTCGAGCAGGGCAAACAGTTGTGGACCTATAGCTGCAACCCCGAGACCGGTGCGGTTGTTCCCGGCATGATCAACTGGGCAGGTGTTACGCGCAAAAATGCCCAGATGGTGAAACTTACGCTGGACAATGGGAAGACGGTAACGGTTACACCGGATCACAAATTTCCGGTTCAGGGACGTGGCGTTGTGGAGGCTCGGGACCTGACGCCGGAAGATTCCCTTTTTCCGTTTGAAACGCGCAGGCAGGTAATTAAGGAAGGACGCACCAAGGATTATCTTCAGGTTTTCGACTCGTCCACGAAAAATTGGGTCTACGTTCATAGATTGGTTGCTGATTATTTCAAGGGTCACCAACTGGTGAAAAAGACGGTTTTTGATGGCGCCTATCAGGATGCCTCCAAAACCACCGTTCATCATATTAATTTTGATCGGTTCAACAACAACCCGGAAAACCTCACTTGGGTGAACCATAAGGACCATTACAAGTATCATACAGCAACTTTGAACGAAAACTATGGGCATCTCGCCCGTGAAGGTTTGATGAGGTTCTTTGCATCCCTTACAGAAGAACAAAAACAGGTCCGCAATCAACATATGAGCGACAAAATAAAAGCATCAATTGCCCGTAAAACAGAAAGCGAAATGGCCGAGTTTATTGCTCAATCGACCGCAAATCTCAAAAATGGTCACGCGACAGAGCGACAGTTGTGGTTGTTGCAAAATGACCCCTGTGATTTTGTTTTTGCTGTTAGGCACTTGAATGTCATGCTGGAGAACAGGGGAACGACGTGGAAGGCGGTCAGGGATAAAGCGATTGCCGGGCAGAAACCTCGGATGACGAAGACCCTTAAAACTGATATTAAAGTTATTCAAGATGTAGCACTCCATTTTAAGGCGGGAGCGGTATCGCTACCCGATATGATCCAAAGTCTTAATTCTGACGCTGGTTTCATCGAACATCTTGCGTCATTAAACCAGAAACGCCACCATCTTGGCAAAGCTGACCAAATCAGCTACACACAATTGGTGTCCATTCTCCAGGACAATGGCTATGATTCGTGGAAGGCATTTAAGGCAGCCGGCGCCAATTTCAATCATAGGATTGTCAGTATCGAATGGCTCGACCAAAAACAAAATACCGGAACGGTGACAATTGACGGTGCAGAAATCTTCCACGATTATCACACCCTGGCGTTGGACGTGGGAATATATTCACAGAATTCTTTGGGGGAAATTTCGGATCTAAGTTTCTTCAGCAAAAAGTTAGCACGCGGATTGCGTATTCCGCCGTCATATTTGTCGATCGGTGAAGACCAAAACGCCCCAATTGCCTTCAATGACGGTAAACTTGGCGCCGCGTTGATTCAGGAATTCCGTTTCAATAAGTATTGCATGCGTATCCAGAGCCTATTGTCGCCAGTCTTTGACAAAGAGTTCCGCGCTTTCCTGGACCGTTCAGGCATTGAAATCGACCCTAACCTGTTTAGCGTCCGGTTCAATCCGCCACAGAACTTTACCAAATACCGTCAGATTGAGTTGGATACTCAACAGGTCGGTGTTTATACCCAACTTGCCGAAAACAAGCGTTTGTCGGAACGCTTCAAGCTCAAGCGATTCCTGAACCTTACTGATGACGAAGTCCTTGAGAACGAGACCATGTGGGCGGAAGAGAATGCCGCCAAAATCAAGAAATCAACCGGTGAAACCCCAGCCGATGACACCGGCGATCAGGGTCTGTCTACCGTTGGCGTACGGAGCCCAGGCATGGATATGGACATGGGTGAACCGCCAGCCGAGGGCGGTGAAGATATGGCTGGCGGCGTCCCTCCAGAAGGCGGTGACGCTGGCATGGCATCAGCGGCAGGCGGCGCTCCACCAGCCGCAGGAGGGGCAGGCGCTCCTGGAGGCGCTCCCCCCGGATAAATACCAAGCGACACACACAATTTTGAGCAAACCGCCATGCGACTTTATGAACTAGACAGGAATGATCTGCAAACTGGTTATTATGATCCTGCCGATGACAAGATGAACGTTCGTCAACCGACTGATACTCGTAAATCGCGGTTGTTCCTCAAGGATATCAATCGTTTGAAAAGAATGCGTGCCATGCAGAAACTGGAAAATCTCAAGCGGCAGGATTTGCTCGGAATCATGTACTCGACGCCGGAGGAGCCCGCTGGTGGTGCCGGTGGCATGGGTTTCTGATATTACGGACTGATCTTCGCGACCCCGGTGCAATGCTCCATCAGGGATATCAGCGCAGCCTCCTCCTCACAGCCCTCGGGCAATATCAGCACCGCTTCCTCAGGCAAGCCATACAGCGCCATGGTGCGCAAAATGAATTTGCGCACGCCGCGTTCCTCAAGCCAGTCAGTGATTTCGTCCATCACCGCATCATCCTGGCTGATGTCGAACGTTAAATGCGAGCCCCAATTGTTGTCCATCTGAAAATACATTTTTAGGTGCCGGATCTATATATCAAAACCACGAGAATGTCAAATTATGGCATAAATATCCAAAAACGGCATATTTCACAAAGGGTTTCAGCCCGATAACTAAATAAGTCTGACGTATTTATACAGCGTCACAAACTTGCAACTGTTTTTGGAGAACTGAAATCATGCGTTCCATTTTAGAGAAGGCTATCGTTAGTTTATTGAACGAGAATAACGACCAAGCTGAGGCGCTGTTCCATAAGTTTATGGTCGAGCGTGCGCGCCAAATTCATGAATCGCTCCGTCAGGGTGAGGAAGTCGTGCTTGCCGAGGGCTGGGACGACGAGATTTCTTCCGAAGAATATTTCAGCGATGATGACCTCGACGGCGTGGAAGACGCCACGGATGACGTTGGTGACGCTGCCACAGATGTCGCTGACGCTTCCGGCGACCTCGCAGACGCTTCCGCAGACCTTGGTGATGACCTTGGTGATGGCGGCGGTGAAGACGCCTCCGCAGACCTTGGTGATGACCTTGGCGCTGGTGATGATTTGGGCGGTGAAGGCGAAGAAGGCGGTAATGGCGAAGTCGTTGATCGTCTCGATGACATCGAAAGCCACATTGAGGAACTGACCGCCAAATTTGAAGAAATGATGGCGGAACTCGATGGCGGCGAGGGTGAAGACATTGATGGTCTTGCAGGTGTTGGCGATGTTGATGCTGGCGAAGGCGATGTTCCTGATTTTGGAGGCGACGGTGAAGGTGATGAACCGGATGGCGACGAAGAACTCCCTGAGCCGGCAGAAGATGAAGGCGACGAGCCTCCTGTCGATGACGATGACGATGATGAAGTTACCGAAGGCGATGAAGGTGGCAACACTGATGATGATCTCGAAGACATTACAGAGAGTGTGATGGCAGAACTTGAAAAGATCAGCGTCACCATGCCGGACGGCAAGGAAAGCGGCACTGGCAAGTCGGTTACACAGAACAACAAGTCTATTCTGCCAAACAATCCCCCGGACAAGCGTCAGGCTGGCGAACCGGTTGTGATCAAGAGCACAAACCATACTGGTTATGAGCGCGAGACACCGCCGACAAGCAAGGATACCGGCGCCGGAATGCCAAAATCACGCACGAACGTGAAAGCGAAAGCAAATCAGTTCCAGTCAACTGTTCCGGCTGGTGGTGACAAGGGAGCACTCCTGCATAAGGATTTCGCTGGCGGGACCAAAGACACCAAATCTCCGGTGATTCAGGTGAAGAAGTAATATTTTTTTCCGGCAATAAAGTAACTATAACAGGGATGGGGCATCACACCCATCCCTGTTTTTTGTACGGTAGGTATTAATTTCAAATGAATCGGTCGCTTTTTGTCACTTAAATGTAGTCTTTCTGCTAAAAGTATAAATATTGCTGTGGGATTTTTATTTTGGGAAGTTTCCTGTGGGAAAGAAGTCGTCAATATTAACAGAATGGCTAACACCTGTTCAAGCGAACTGCCTTTATGAATCTGCTCCGGATGAAGAGACTGGAAAGAAAAAACTCTACATGAAGGGAATCTTCATTCAGGGCGCAGTAAAAAATCACAATGATAGAATCTACCCTGTTCAGGAAATTCGTAAAGCCGTCGATAGCGTTACTGATAAATTGAAAAATGAATTTACCATCTGTGGTGAGGCAGATCATCCTGAGGAGTTAACAATTAATCTTCAGCGAGTTAGCCATATGATAACAGAAATGTGGATGGATGGCAACAATGGAATGGGAAAACTACAGGTACTTGAGACCCCGATGGGAAACATTATCAAAGTGTTAATTGATAGTGGCGTTAGACTGGGTGTTTCAAGTCGCGGTGTCGGGAACGTTAATGATAACGGTATTGTTTCTGACTATGAGCTTTTGACCGTTGATATTGTATCAAATTCCAGTGCCCCCAACGCATACCCCAAACCGGTCTACGAATCCCGGCTTGCCAAACGTGGACGGATTATTTCCGATCTTGCCGAAGCCGTTTCACATGATCCGAAAGCCAGGAAGCACCTTCACAAGGAACTTCTTGACTGGATTAACAAACTATAAATTTTGACCAAAGGAGAATAGTTCCGATGGATAACTCCATTGCCAAGCTACTCGGTGAAGACACGCTCCCTCCAGAGCTTGTTATCTCATTGCAGGAAGCTTACGACAAAAAGGTGGCTGAAGTTCGCGAAGAGGCTGAAGTAGCCGTTCGTGAAGAACTTTCGCGCCGCTACGAGCACGATAAGGCAAACCTTGTCGAAGCAATGGACCGCATGCTTACCGACGTTGTGCAGAAGCACGAAGCCGATAAAAATCAGGCGGTCCAGCGTTTCACCGAGGCTCGCTCAGCCTTCCGCAAGGCTGTCAAAGAGGCTCGCACGAATTATGCCACGAAGCTGAATGAAACGCTTTCCCAAACACGCGGCTTCGTGTCCACACAGCTTTCTTTGGAGATGAAGAAACTGCGCGAACAGAAGAAAGCACTCGTTTCCGAGCGTCTGAATACCGCCGATAAACTCAAAACAATGAAGGGGACACTTGCGGAACAGCATTCCGCACGTCTTGCCAAGATTGACGAATTCGTTGTGCGGCAGGTCAAACGTGAACTCAGTGAGTTCAACGACGATCACCGCGCCCTCGTGAAAACACGCGTCAAGCTGGTTTCCGAAGCACGCCATCGCCTCAAGGAAACACAAGCCCGCTTCGTCAGGGAAGCAGCCAAGAACGTCGAAAAGGTTGTCACAGAATCGCTCAAACGCGAAATGACACAACTTCACGAAGACCTCGAAGCCAACCGCCAGAATATGTTCGGTCGGCGAATCTTCGAAGCCATGGCTGCGGAATATATGACCAGCTATCTGGCTGAAGGCACTGAAATCCGCAAACTTCAGAAAACGCTGGAGTCCAAGGAAACGGCACTCAGTTCTGCGAAATTCAAACTGGATGAAGCAGTTAAGGAAGGTCAGCAAACCGCCCGCAAGGCAAGACTGGCTGAAGACCGCGCCGTCCGTTCGAAGACAATGAGCGAATTGCTCAGCAATCTTCGTGGCGAAAAACGCACCATAATGGAAGGCATGCTGGAAACCGTCAAAACCGATTCCCTACGCAATACTTTCAATAAGCTTTTACCGGTCGTTCTGGATGAGACAACACGCAAGTCTCCTTCGATGGCTACAAAGAAACCACTGAACGAAACCCGCCCGGCTGCAAGGTCAGCGTCTGTCGTTACAGGGAACAATCGAACTGCTACCCGTCTTTATGAATCAGTTGAGGCGGAAGAAAACGAAATTAACGATGATATCGCGCAGGTAGTTCGTCTCGCTGGTATCCAGAAGTGATTCAAGGAGAACACTTTAATGTCTAAACTATTTGAGTCCCAGTGGAAGCAGGCGAAGTCTGCACTTCTGGAAGGTCGTGACATCTCTCATAATATGGATGGCACCAAGTCCAACACCAAGCGCCAGATGATGGAAACGCTGATGGAAAATACCCGCCGGGAACTGAAACTGTTCGAAGCGGCAACTGCCGGTGCCACCAATGCATCAAACGTGGCAGCCATCAACAAAGTCATCCTGCCAATCCTACGCCGTGTCATGCCGACCGTGATTGCCAATGAAATCATCGGCGTGCAACCCATGACCGGTCCAGTCGGTCAGATTCACACGCTTCGTGTCCGTTATGCCGATACAGTGCCAGCCGCTGGCGGCGGTATCTCAGCCGGTGCGGAAGCGCTGTCACCGTTCAACATTGCCGCCTATTATTCCGGCAATGGCAATCCCCAGTTCCCGGCTGCTGTTCCGACATCAGCACTCGAAGGACTTGCCGGTAACCGTATTTCCATTCAGATCCTGAAGGAAGTCGTGGAAGCCAAAACCCGCAAGCTGAGCGCCCGGTGGACGTTCGAAGCGGCACAAGATGCACAGGCAATGCAGGGCATCGATATTGAAGCAGAAATCCTCGCCGCGTTGGCACAGGAAATTGTGGCTGAAATTGATCAGGGTATTCTTACGTCCCTGCTCGCTCTTCCCGGCGCACCACAATCATTCTTCAATATGTCTGATGTAACGGGCACCCCAACATTCGTTGGTGATGTGCATGCGGCGCTTGCTATTCTGATTAACCGTCAGGCCAACCTAATTGCCTCCAGAACGAGGCGCGGGGCTGGTAACTGGGTGGTCGTTTCCCCGACTGCGCTGACCATTCTTCAGTCCGCCACGACATCAGCATTTGCCCGTACGACTGAGGGCGTCTTCGAAGCTCCGACGAACACGAAGTTTGTTGGTACTTTGAACAACGCAATGCGGGTTTATGTTAACCAGTATGCAGCCGATTCGACACCGATTCTGGTTGGTTACAAAGGTAACGAAATGGACGCGGCAGCATTCTATTGCCCATACGTACCGTTAACCAGTTCCGGAACCCTTATCGACCCGGCGACGTTCGAGCCAGTCATCAGCTTCATGACTCGATATGGTTATATTGAGTTAACGAATTCCGCAAGCAGCCTTGGCAACGCCGCAGACTACGTTTCTTTGGTCGGAATATCGGCGGAAAATTTAGTGTTTATGTGAACTGTCTTTAATAACAACTGGTTAGTTCCTGGTGTTTAGACGGATAAGGGCGGGGAGAAATCCCCGCCTTTCATATTTTTAACATTTCCTTCTCCAAGTCTCGAAAACAGCATTGACAGCATTCTTCGGTTCGGGTATGCTGATCGCCATGAAAAACCGCCTCGCCGAACTTATCACCAAGCATGGGCTGAAGCATTGGTCCTTTGGGGCTCGCAAGGACCCCGAGTTCATGTCCTGGGTCATGTCTGAAACTTCGGAAATGCCTGACGATACTCTGTTCCCTGTTAGGGTCTATGCCGCGACATCAGGGACGCGTCCCCAGTGCGAGCACGGCGGCATGCGCACCCTCAAGAGCATCCAGGATGGTTGGAAGTTCTGTGGGAAGTCCGGAATCTGCCAGTGCGCCAAAAAATCAGTTTCGGATAGCATGAAGGCGGCCTGCGCAAATCGGTCGGCTGATGATATTGCCAAGTCTGTCGCGAAACGCGAGAAAACGTTTGTCGAAAGGCATGGGATAACCAACGCAGGCAGGCTGCCGCAAGCGTTGGCTGCCCACGCTGGGTTTTATGCTGACCCGAAGAAAGTTGCCATCGCCGTCCAAAAGGGCGCCGAAACCATGCTGGAGTTGTATGGCGTAGCGAATGCTCTGCAACTGGAGAAAGTGGTGGAAATCAGGCGCTATAATTCGACGCACAGGACGGAAGCGCAAAAAGAATCTGCCACTGCAAAGCGAAGGGCACATGCCGCAAATGGCGGATTTCTTGCTTCAAGTCATAAGAGGCTTGTGGCAAAGTTTGATGGCTTAGGTTTTACTATGCTAACAACTGAGGAGGAATATTTTGGCGTTGGTGGAACTGGCAAACGATACAAATACAAGTTTTCCTGCCATCGTTGCAATCTTCGTTTTGTTGATTACATTTATGATGGCGCCGAGCCATCTTGTCCCATTTGTGATTATAAGGAACCGAAAGGTACTTCAAAACCGGAGATTGAGATTGCCGGGTATGTAAGGTCTCTTGGTGTCCTCGTGATCCAGAACACCCATTCATTGATTCAGAATATGGAGATCGACATTCAGGCTCCAGATCATAAGGTCGCAGTAGAGCACGGAGGTCTGTGGTGGCACTGCGAGGGGTCGCACGGAAAAAAGAAATGGTATCATTTCATGAAACTGAAAAAGTGCGCGGATATCGGGTATCGCCTCGTGACAATTTTTGGTGATGAATGGCTGGAAAAAAAGGATATCTGCAAGCGACGTCTGGCGCACATCTTTGGTGTGGAAACGGAGCGGGTATTTGCCAGAAAAACCACCATTGTGACGATTACGGCGGCTGAAGCTAGGGAATTCTTGGAACGCAATCACATACAAGGTTACGCGCAGGGAGCGACTGAGCACCTTGGACTGATGAACGGCAATGTTCTGGTATCGGTGATGACTTTCGGTAAGCCACGTATGATACAGAACCAGCCGCCTCCTGGACCAAGAGATTGGGAGCTTAGCAGGTTTGCCTCCAGCGTCCTTGTTGTCGGTGGGGCATCCAAGCTGTTTGCCGCCTTCGTGAGGGCATACGACCCCTGGATGATATTGTCGTTTTGTGACAAGCGATGGGGAACAGGGAAGGTTTACGATAAAATGGGGTTTGCTTTGGAGGGGGAATCCGCCCCTGGATATTTTTGGGTTGAAAAATATCTGGTGCGGCACGACAGGAGCAAATTCACCAAATACAAGCTTGTGGAACAGGGTTTTGATGCAAATATAAGTGAATCCGAAATAATGTTCGAGCGCGGTTTTGATCGCATTTGGGACTGTGGCAACCTGCGGTATCGTTGGCACAAGCCAACATAAACAATAGGGTCCTATTTTTGAACGTCTGGAGCACAAGCATGCGAGGCTGCCGTCAAACGTCTCGGTGATCAAGACGAATTTCGATCGTATTTTTTCAGCCCTTGACACTATCGTTGGCTACGGCTTAAATGGCGCCTTGGTATCGTTGCAGACGGCGACAGTCAACGAGTTTCTGCTGGGTGAAAGCTCGGCAGTGGATTGCAACCTAAATCGGGTTCAAATCAAATGACCTGCTACATAATATCGTACGAAGCGTATAATGAATTGCTTCGCATCGGAGCCTGTGGACTGGCGGTTGATCGCTTCAGGAACAATGCTTATGTTGTGGAACTTGAGGATACTGCCGTCGTCATCGCGAGGATGTTCGGGGATGTGGCGCCAGTCGAACGATCACGGAATAGCCATATATACATTGCAAAAAAGGTGTAGCATGGTAACGTGATATATCACCTGCCATAGCTAAGTGGCTGAGAAAGAACGATCCGTAGCGGTTGGCTCGCCGTTCATCGTTTTTCTGCGCGGCGGAGACCCCTGCCTTCAGGCAGGGGAGGAGCCGCGTCTTTCTTGCTATGCATAACATCTCCATGAATTATATGTCAGGAGTTTGCAGTCAGCCGGCTTGGCTCCT